TTAATACTATTCACAGGATTCATTCTTTTTGAAATGCTTGCGACATTTCTTCACATCCTTCAGTTCATCCTTGATCATCTGGTAGGCATCTTCGGCACTAATTCGTCGTGCCATTTCCATAGCCGTGATGATTTCTACTCTGGTGCCAAAGTGTTTCAGTGCTTCTTCGAAGCAATTCAATTCCTCATACATGGCTCAATAATCGGTAACTTGGATAGCGGGTAGACCCTTGACGAACACAGTATCAACAAGATTCTGCAGTCGCTTGATAGTATTTACACCGTAATTCTTGAATACAGGGACGGTGACAAAACCAGTGGACTTGCGATACATTTGACATGCACCAGGAGTAAGATTGCCTGCAGCCATATCAGCAGCATCATCACGATTGACACGGATAACACGACCGATAGTCTGTGCCATCTCAATCACATTCAGATTGCGAAGGAACACAGTCTGGGTGAGACCATGCACGTTGATACCTTCAGACAGAATAGAATAGTGGAAGATGATGAACTTCTTGCTGGGATCTTTACCCCACTGGTCGAACTGGTGAAAGAACTGCTCACGATTGACCTTGAGAGTGTTGACATAAGCACCATACTTGCTGGTGATGTGCATCACTTCAAAACCACGGTTCTTGCACTCATCAATGATGTTAGTCTTGGTGAGCAGGTTGAACATAATGCGGCTGTTAGGTGCCGCTACAAGGATCTTGTGAGCGGTTGTGTCATCGAGTTGATCAAGAATACCCAAGAGGGTCTCACGATCGCTGTCACACGCCTGTGCGCCCTTCAGACGCTCAAAGTCAACCTCATAGGCATCAACAGTAGGAGGAAGAATAGAACCGTTGTTGATCAGTTCAGGAGCAGGACACTGCTCAATGATGTCACCGAACACCATATAGTTGTTCATACCGTTGCCATAAGGCGAACGAGTATGCTTGGGAGTAGCAGTGAAATAGTAATAACGCTTGGCATCACAGTTAGCAACTTCCTCGAAGAAGTTCTTCTTGGTAGCATTGTGAGCCTCGTCATAATATGCTACATCAAACGTGAGACCAGCATCATTGAGACGACGGAGAGAATTGTAAGTGGTGAAGAAGATACGGTGTGCTTGCATAGAGTCACACATGTTGTCGAAAGCGACAATCTTGTTGACTTTAGTAGTGCTGAAGTGAATAGACTCACCACTGTGAATGTGAGCAGGCACAACATCAGGACGGTTGATGCCAGCATCCTCAAAGAACTCCTCACACAGTTGAGTAGCGAGAAGAATACGAGGGGCTACAACAGCAACAGTCATAGGACGCTCTGCATTAGCAAAGCGTTCCGCGAGATCTTTGATCATGATCATGGTCTTGCCACCGCCAGTGGGTACAATGATCTGACCGAACTTGTTACTCTGCATGGCAGCGAGAGCACGTTGCTGGTGGGGGCGGAGTTGCATACTGTGTGTCGGATGTGAATACAGTATGGCATGAAAAAAGCGCCCCGTCAAGGGCGCTGTGACAGTTATTCAAGTGTCATTTACGAATAAATTGTCCAGATATAACATCTTCCTGATGAAAATCTTGAGCAAGATAAGCATGTTGACAATTCTTATGCTCCCAAGGATAACATCCATTGACAACCTTGTAGATGGCAAGTTTGTCAAGATCTTCAGCTAATTGGGGAAGCACGACAGTGTGAACTTTTGAACGTTTTACTTCTAAAGATTCTACTCGGGTAGGAGTACCTACAGATGCTTGAATGTTGAGCCAACTAGTAGTAGGAACCCTAGCAGCATGAGAGATCAGAGGATTAGTACGTGATCCCCAGTTAGTCATGTTAATGTAATGGTTGTAATCATGCTTCTGAAGTACATCATTCTTATAAGTGTCAGTAGAACGAGCAACAAAGTCTTGATACGTATTGTCATTATGAGAACAATAACGTTCGGTCTTAAATTGTGAGTTACCATTACTGACAATAAAACTCACCATTTCCTTGACAATAGTACCCATAGCAGTTTTGCCAAGAGAGTTGTTAGCAATCATATGAACTTCGTCAACAATATCTTGCTCACACTTAAGTTGTCCTTTACTAATACCAAATTTGATGTGCTCGATCACCTCGTCTCGATTGTTGAGCGTAGCATGAAACACACGTTCGTTATTGAGTGCTTTAGCAAAGCGTTTCCGTGCCCATTCATCCACACATTTGACATATACAAACATGTAACCAGGAATCTTCAGTCGAGCACAAGAGTCATGACGGTGCCCACCTGTCAAAATGTCACCAGTTTCAATATCAATGTAAACAGGTGGACAGTTTGGATCGATACCATTCTGCTCCATGTCATCAACAATCATCGTAACTTTTTCTTGATTAGTACCAAGAAACCTACCAATATTGTTTTGCTTGACTACATCTTTCCACAGACCGTATTCTTTTTTTACAATCTCTACACCAGAAATTCCTTTATCGGTAACAGGAAAAGACCAGTTATCAGGATCCATGAGTTTCTCATCAAAATACTCACAGATATAATCAACAAATTCGGGGGCAACAGTAGCGGTCATTAGTGCTTTGAGTTGAACAGTCATACTGTAACCCATAAAAAAGAGGGCGTCAAGCCCCCTGTGACAGTTTTAGAAATGTCCTATGGTGTGTCCACCACTTGCATATGTTATTTCATTTCCATTCTCGTCGAACCATTGTCTCTTCATATATGTTTTCGTCATATCTTCAAACTGATGATACATTGCAATATGCACAATAATATCTACCAGTTCAGATCCTTTAAAGACATGTTCAATTTGTAGTCTGTTTTGATTTCCCATGTCTTGAATATATGGGATCGAATCAAGCACTGCAATATGATCATCAGTCAATATATCATTAGCTCTGTAACCCAAGATATGAGACTGACTCATTTGAGTAGCTGTTATCTTCTTCTTATACTTTATACTAAACGAATCCTCTGGGTTCTTTCTAAAGAGTTCTTTGCTTGACTCACTAATATATCTTGGATACACAAATCCAGAGTATAGCGACACTTCATCATTATTTCTGATAGTTAATATGCCCTCTGCATAGTTTGGTGCAATTTTAGAGTATTCTGCAGCATTTTCAAGAGCAGGATTATTATATGAACTCAAATTATACTCTCTTGACTGTACGGAAAGACCAGTGATGTTTCCATCGGCATCTTGCTCTACACCTGCAAATGCGCTAACATCTAATAACTCTGGCAAAAGAACTTCAGAAACTTTATCATATAAATGAGAGTCTAACGTAGCAGTTTCAATCTTAAATCTTTGTAGGTCATCCTTAAAAGTTGCCCATGGATACTTCACCACACTCTTGAAAGATTCGATGGCATCATTAGTTGAATAGACACCAAAAAATTTCTCTTCATCAAATACTGGTCTTGCAGTAGCATATGTAAAACTATACTCAAATACTCTATTGAGAACATTTTTAATTGCTAATGGCAAGTTCGGTTTGTATTGAAAATCAACCAGAGAAGTATATAACCATGGCATTACAGAATAATCAGCCAAGCGTTCTCCGCTGATCAAACTATATCTATGGTGTACGGTATAATTGTCGGAGAATATCATTCGTTTGAAAGAATAACTTGACCTTGTTCATTATATAATGCATAGAAAATGTATTGCTCTTTGGGAACATCAGTCTGACGAAGTGGGAAAGAATCCAACAAAAACTGTTCCGCCTCAACAAGTTTGTCCATCTCAACGACCAAATACTCACTGTCACGGAATAACGTCGTGAAATCTAATGGAAGAATCTCATTATACAAAGTCATTGATGCATTGATAGCATCAATATCCATGCTGTTATTCCATCCATAGACGCGGAAAAAGATTAGAGGTTTGCCAGATAGCATGGCATACCTACCAATAAAGGTTTCTAAATTATAAATTTGATACTCTGTGTTATTCATGTTTCCTTAATTTCCAGGCAATAGTAACTCTCAAAAATTTGAAGTGTCTCGTGGTTCCAGAAGCACAGTGAGGAATCTGACCAGGGAAATAAACTACTTTATTTCCAGTAGGAAAGACGCTAAACATTTCTCCTTCATTGATATGAAAGTTTGTAGCTCCTCCCCAAGAATATTCCCAGTGTGGATTTACATACAATAATAAAGTATGACCAAGAGGGTCATGAGCATCAACATGAATAGATCCATCACAACCATATGTATGCCCATTAGCATACACACGCTCTAAACTAAATGATGTATCAAGTTTCTGCTGTATCTTATTTAGAAGATGTTCAGTAAAGAATGTATCTTCTTGAAAGTTTATCTGCCAAAAGGGAACCGATTTCGCAAAATGTGGATCTTTATTTCCCAATGATGTGTGTCCATATTGCCAGTGAGATCCAAATCCCGTCTTTTCTTTGATTACATCATAGTCTTCTTCATCAAAGAAATCATTGTACTGAACAATATCACTGTAATTATAAGTTAGCATATTCTCTCATCAAATTCAATCGTATGGTGTCTAATCTTTCATATTCTTCTACAGCAATAGAACCTTCCATATCATTTAGAAACAGCTGCAATTCAGTAAGTGTCTCTCTTACTTTACTGTTGGCAACAAAACTTTCTCCCCACCCAATAACAACTTTTCGATCTCCAGATTTAACTTCATTAACCTTATGCCGAAGTCCAGTGTAATATAGAACGCAAGTGCCTTTAGGTTCTTTAATTGATACCTCTTTGGGTCCGAATTGCAACACTAGTTCTCCACCCTCATATTCATCGGGATCATTCAAGAAGCAAGTAAAACTATAGTGAGATGGAACACCAGCACAAGGAAAAGAATCTAAATGCCACTGATAATAGTCAGTCTCTCTATACCACACAAAATAAGGTTGACTCAATTTATGCACAAGATATGCATTCATTCTTGGCTGCAGTTTTTGCCAGAAGTAGTGGCATTTATCAGTATGAGCAGGATGATTGTAGTTAAAAGCAGAACTTTTCTTCCTAATAGGATCTTTGTGGTTAGAAGAATTATCAGTGAAATTATCTACTGTCCAATCTTTTAGTAGGTACTCAATATCATCACTGTTCAGAACATTATCTAAAATATAGAGCATATTATTCGGTCAATTCATTAATATCTTCTTCTGTGTAAATCTTGGTATAATCCACACCACCTTCTACGAAGTCTTCAAGTCTCAATTCTTTCATGATATCTTTGACAAGTTTAGTAGTTTTTCTTTCTGATGTTAAGTAGTTCTGACGCAAACTAATGATATTCTGGAGTCTTGATTCAATCAAATCTCTCGAAGAATCTGTTTCTCTTTCTACCCATTGATCATCTGTCGAGAGATATGCAACTGGGGTTCCCTCTTTACTCAAACCATCAGGATACATCTCTCTATAATTTTTAGGATCAACAGGCCATTTCATCGTAGAAATATATTTGAAAAATGCCAATCCAGATTCAAATTCAGTAGGAGATTTTAGAAGTAATCCTCTAATGGTTCTTCTATATTCAATCCACAAATCCTTTTCTCCCTCATAAGTATCTGCAACATCTGGAAGAACACGCCAATCTGTGGCGATGAGAATATCGTTTTTCTCTCTTCTTCTTTTTAGATATGTCTTTTCGAAGAATAGATACTCTTTATCAATTTTTTCAACATATTTGTTGATCTTCAGTTCTTTGATAACATGAACTGCTCCAAAGAATGACTCAACTTTTTGCTTTAATTCTGCAATTTGATCGTTTGTATATCCAGTATAGACATATGTAGAATATACTTTTTGACCAGAAGCAAAATCATACTTTAACTTTCTTCTCTGACAATATAATGTTCCATCCGCATAGAAAGATAAAGCTTGTAACTGGTCATTTTCTGTATGCCAGAATGAATCCAAGCTTTCAAGAAATCTTCCCATAAACTCGGACGCGATGTTAAACGTCGGAAACGTCGTTGCACCATTGTCTAGTGTAACTGAAGCCGTTGGGTTAACAATTATAGAATTTAATACGTCCAGTTCGAGAACAGTTTTCTTATTGTAGATTATTGTCATTAGGACCCCGATTTAACATACCATCCAGTTACTATGTATTTATTTGATTCGCCTAAAACCATATTTCCTCTATGAACGTGTGTCATTCCTGCAGGGAAAAAGACAACTGTACCTGCTTTAGGTTTAATTCTGCGTTTTTGGAACTGAAATTCAGTTTCGCCACCATCTTCCACATCATTTAGATAAATCATCCACACAAGTTCTCTTTGAGCAAAAGAACTTGCAGCATTTTCATAATGCCAGAGGTGATATCCACCGCCAGGAGGTGTACGTTGGAATTTAATGTCAGATGAAATTAGAGTAACATTTCTCAACTGGGAAAAGTAATTGACATAATGCATAGCACAAGACTTCAAGAATTGATTTACTTGAACTCCCCATCTTTCACTGTGATAGTTTAACATGAAAGATTTATCCAGGCGATTATGTTTTCCACCATACATTTGATCTCCTTTCATGATGTTCATGCCATCTCCAGCATCAGCATTGATGGAGTGTGCAGTTTTATCATCTAAAACTCTATCACCATATTCAATTAACTGATCACAAAATGCTTTTGGAACAAATCCATCCCAAACAGCAATAAAATCTTGAACGTCAAACTTTGTCAACTCTTCATTGAGCATTAGCTCGAGTGGTCTGTAAGGAGCAATGCCACCATTATTTTGTTTTGCCATATGATTTAGAATGCTTTAATGAGATACTTTACTTTATGAAACTCGGGTACTAATGGTACAGTTCGATTCGGAGAAAATACTACATCAGGAATTGGTTTCTTGATAGAAGTATTTAGTGTGAATACACCAGGGTTTAATTCCATTCCAACTTCACTTTGATTGAATGTGACGTTGATCTGATTCTGTGCCGCTCCCAATCCTTCTTTCGCATTACCAGAACCACTTGAGTTACCATAAGAGTAGTCAGTTGTTATATCAGTAACAGGTTGAAGTGTGAGCAAATGACTATGATTTGATACGATTGTTCCTTCATCCCCAAGAGCAGGAGGAGTATAAGAGTCAATTCTAACAAATTTTTGTCTGGTGTCAATAACAGCAGATACATTTCTCGAACCAGTTCCAGCAGTTCCGCCATCAGCTGCAAGATCATAGTTTTCACTAATTAAACCTGATACAAATTGCAATTCATCAAGTTCGGGTCCTTGACTAAATGGAGATGGCCACCATGTATCAGCAGAAAGTTCCAACGATGCTTCAGATCTTGCTGTTGGACTATTGGTTCCAGCAGCAACTGTTTGAATCAAACCAGTAACTAATGTTTCAAGATCATCTTGGTTATCAATATCATTCCACTCCTGCTCAAATTCAGGCGAAAAACTAGCCAATCTTGCCAAATATGCAGTAACAACAGGAGTTGGATCTGCAGCAATAGTACCATCCAAATATGCATTGGTGTTCATATTAAGAGCATTTCCACCAAAACCAATACCGTCTGCTGTATTATGATTACCAAGAGTAGATGATCCTCTAATTCCCCACTGAATTAGGGGATCCCCAGTATTGCCATCTGTTACACCAGCAACAAACAAATGACTATGTGCAGGAACTTGTACAGAAGTATCTAACAGAGGACCAACAGTTGCATTAACATACCCACCATCTGGAATAGTAAAATCTACATCAGCTGTGATGTCTGCATTGAATACTGTTTTAACAGTGCCAATGTTGAAGAAATTGCTAGTTTGTCCTGTTAAATCATTAGTGGCATCAGATAAAACTATTTCATATGGATCTGGACCAGCAACGTCTACATCATCAACGTACCACCATCCGCCAATTCCACCTGGGTTGTTAATACTCGCACCACCTTCAGGAAGAACAAACGAAGAACCAGCATCGTTTCCATCAACAACACCTGTTCCTACCAGTTTTCTATTTCTATAATCTGGAAGATTAAAGTTAGCACCAGACCCTCCATAAGTATACTCAATAACATCGAATAAGAATGGATACTCTGCTACTGCAAGAGATTGTCCATTACACTCAAGATAACCAGGGAATCTTGATGTAAGTTCTCCATCTAACGTACCGTATGTTCCATCGGGTCTCTTCAATACTGTCAGGATAGTTCCGATAGCATGACCATCTTCTTTGGATTCAATAACATCCCCATTACTATCAACATATGCTCCCTTCTTACTATACCATGCACCTTTGAGATCTGGTGGTGGTGGAGCAACAGCATAGTTACTTACCTGCCAGATGAATTGATTTGGAGTTCCTGTTCCAATAGTAACTGTTGTGGTCGCAATACCAGATAAATTAGGATCTGTAGTGAGGAAAATACGAATAGTTTCATCTACATCAGGATCAAAGGTAATAGGACCCGATACTGGATCGGCAAAATCAACAGAAATTAAAGCACCATTGGTTGTGGAAATTGTGATTGGTCTATTGATATCAGTGATACTAATAATAGCACTAACCACTTCGGTATTTGGAGCCTGATTGGTTAAGTTAGAAGGAATAGTAAATACAGCTTCAGTATCTGGACCAGAATTAGTAGTGATATTCCATGGAAGAATTTCTCTGCTTCCAACTTTAATAGTTGTAGAAACAGATGCACTAAAAGTTGCTGAAGATCTGTTGTAAAGAACAATCTTATCGCCGTTATTTACTTTAGTTGGGAAAATACCAATAGAACTTTCGCCACCTTCAGCGTATTGAACTTTAATTCTTGGTTCTGTTCCTGTTGTAGAAACAAGAGTAACATCTACTTCGGTATCTATGCCAAGTCCAGTAATACCACCAACAGGAGCAGGATCTGATCCAAGTAATGCATCTTCATCCGCATCTATCAAATCAGTAAATACAAATGTATCTGGTGTGGTAGAAGGGAAGTTTCCTGTTGTTACGTTCCAACTTGATCCATTAGTTTGATCACCAATGCTCAACTGACTAGATGTAAGTAAGCTTGCTCCATTCGGAGTTGTAAGTTTTAACTGAAGATATTGTCCATTAGTAATCGTTGGACTATCAGTTGTAGTTTCAAACGTGACTCCCTGCAAAATTGCATATCCATTAGAGTCAGTAAATGTGGTATTAGTATCAGAGATACCAAAATATAAATTAGAGTTCAAAGAAGATACAAGCGCAGTATCATTCAATCCCTGAACTTGTAAGATATTACTATAGACATCCGCATTCAATGGAGCATTGGTGATATCAGTAAAATCTGGGAATGGTACTGGTATGTTAGGCGGTGCTACCGCAGTTTCAATTACCCATCTTTCAGATCTCGTTCCAATAACAAGATCAACATAAGTTTCTAATCCCTGACTCTCATTAGATTTTAATCTAACCTGAATCTCGTCGGTATTTTCTACTACAACAGTATTGGGAATTGGAACAACCCAACTACCAAATACAGTCTCTCCAATAGAGACTCTCTTAATTCTGATCGAAAAATTATTTACATCTGCAGGTAGAGACCCAAAAACCCCAACAGTAGCTTCTGTTGATGGTGTTAGTCCAGATACAGTAACAACCGATTCGCCAGGGCGAGATCCATCACCATAGACATACATTACATCAGTATCCGCATCCTCCAATCTTTGGAATGGATATGGATCAGGAGCAAAGTCTTCTGGTATGGTTGTAATATACCAGATCGTAGTCTGCTCACCAATTCTAATAGTAACACTTTGAGTAGTGTTCCACTGATCAGGAGCTTTAAATTTAAAGCGAACTGTTTGTCCTTCGCTTACATATACTGGTGTTGTAGAATAAGAATATGTCATGGACTATAGTTACTGCTTGCCATTTCTGGTAGTTCCCACTTTATTTAGGGGACTATAATTGACGCACGTCTTTCCATACTGCATCATTGTCAATTTCGACTTGAATCGGATAATCTGCCTTAATTTCTACTGGAATATCAATATCATCAATAACAATTTGTTGTGATGTAACTTCCACGTCTGGGGTAATAACAGGTACTTCATCCCTAATCTTATCGTCAGTTTCTGGAATTTCAACAGCATCTGGTAACTGGTCAATAACTACAGGCACATTAATACTTTCAAGGTCAAATAATTCACCATCACCTTCACCAGTTAACACATATTGAATGTAAGCTGGTCCTCTACTATGCCAAGGAACAACGTGTGTATATGTAGTTTCTTGCGTGACATCAGCAGATCCAAGATCAATCGAATCCATAGTCACAGCACCATCCAAATCTGTCATATCAATAGTTAAATTATACATAACAGTTGATCCTGTCTGTGAATGAATTATATTCACATTGTTTCCATAGTAAACATTTGGTGGACCAGATATTTCTACTACTGGTCTTTGCCAAACAACTAATTCAATTTCTGCAGCATCACTGCCACCAGGACCATTAGCATATGCAGTATATCGAGTTGTAACTGATGGGCTGACTGGCGAGAATGAATTGATGTTTGTACTACCAATTCCAGGTTCAATATTCATTGTACTTGCATCACCATCTACAGTCCATCTTAATACAGTAGATGCTCCAATCGGAATAGGGTTTTCATCTAATGATAGATTAATCGTTGGTGGAATATAAACAATATGTCCGAGTGAAAGAAAATGACTTCCGCCGTTGTAATATAATGTTATTGTCCAATTTCCTGATACTTGGGGTTGAAGTGTGATACTTGTTGTTCCTGTAACTGTATACTCTGTTCCATCAGGATTTCTCAACCTAATTAATGTGATGAATTGAGTGAATGTAGTTGCCCAAGAAAATGTTACTGTTTCTCCCCTGATAATGTCAGGATCGGATACTGTGAATGAGGTAAACTCTGGGCTGGCAAGATCATATTGAATATTCACATAACCATTACCATAGTGAGTACCATTTCCACCAGTATATGTAGTGTAAGCATTACGATAGTAGCTACCACCACCACCGCCTCCACCTGATGGATACCTACCAGCACGATCATCAGCACCTTCGCGACCACCACCGCCACCAGAAGCGCCGCCTCCGCCGCCTCCACCACCGCCACCATCATATCCTTGAGATCTACCAGTTCCACCATTAGAAATGGTTCTAACAGAAGTAGACCAACCGCCTGCCGCACCTCCGTTGCCGCCTCTCAACCAAGAATCGGGGTGAGATCCACCGCCAGCACCGCCACCACCACCTGCGACAATAATATATGTTCCAGAGTAGTTATCGTAGATTCCAGTAGCACCACCGCCGCCTCCACCACCGCCAGAGCACCCCTGCGGACCAGTTCTACCGCCTCCACCTCCAGATGCAACGCCCCCTGCGCCACCGCCACCATTTCCACTGTTTGATACACCGCCCCAACCATTGC